GACCTTTGCCCTGGGTAACGGTGCCGGGGTCACGTGTGCAAAAACGCAAAAGTTTTTAGGGGAATAGCCCCAGACCGATTGGAGGTGTGAAAAATGGGTCAACGAGGACCTAAACCCGGCAGTGGTGGCAGACCGAAAAAAGCCATTGCTGATAAGATCGCCGAAGGAAATCCCGGCGGCAGACCGCTGACTGTCATCGATTTCAAAGACAGCGCTGCAGATCTGGAAGGTCAGGCAATGCCGAAGCCTTCTGAATACCTATCCGCAAAGCAGAAAGACGGCTCTACGCTCTGCGCTGCGGAAATTTACGAAACCACATGGAATTGGCTGTCCGAACGTGGCTGTGCAGCCATTGTATCGCCCCAACTGATTGAACGTTTTTCTATGGCAAGCGCCAGATGGATTCAGTGCGAGTCCATCACCAGTGAATTGGGTTTCCTGGCGAAGCATCCTACTACAGGTGCAGCCATCCAGTCTCCCTACGTTGCAATTGCCAATCAGTACATGACGCAAGCCAACCGTCTGTGGTCGGAAATCTTCCAGATTGTCCGAGAAAACTGCACCGGGGAATATAACGGTGCAAGCCCCCAGGATGACGTGATGGAAAGATTACTTCGTGCAAGGAAGGGGTAACGCATGGTTATAGCAAAAATTGAAGTTAGCGGTACAAATGCTACCGTTATTTGGAGCAGTGAGATTCCCAAGGGCCTTGTCGGTGGTAAGGTGCAAATCGAGTATACGGATGCAGGCTGGGATAAGCTGAATAAAACCGTAGTGTTCCGTGGTGCTGTGACAAGAGATGTATTGGACAACGGCACGGAAGTAGTCATTCCGGCAGAAGCGCTATCCCGCTCCGGTGTGAATTTATATGTGGGTGTCTACGGCACCGATGCTGAGAACAACCTGGGTATTCCTACCTTTTGGGCGAAGCTGGGTGTTATCCGTGATGCCGCTGACCCGAATGACGATCCTGCAGCAGACCCCTCTCTTCCAATCTGGGCGAGGCTGTTAGAACGGATACCGGATTGGCAGGCCCCGCCCGATCATGATAACCACATTCTTAATCGTACCCATTGGTGTAGTGTTGAATCTGTTGACCACACCTTCAACGGTGACATGACCGGAAAAACCGTCATATCTGCCGGGAACGGATACAACTTTGTGAAAGTATCGGATGCATTGGTCACCGCAGAGGATTTGGTTGGTGCAACCGTTACCCTATGCGAGGGTGATGAGGAAGGCACTATAGAAATCCCGGAGGAGGCCATTCAAGATTTGAGTAGCGATGGGTTTCCCGCGATTGCCGTTTCCGAATTTATTGTCTGTGTACAGCAGGATTTTTCTGCGTTCGGGATGACATTTGAGACAGGTGTCTATTTTCTGTGTGTCACCGAGGAAGGCATTCCTGTCGGCTATGTGAAACATCTATCTGCCATTCCTTCGGAGCAAGAGGTCATCCACAAGCTGGATAACAAGTACATTGATGCCGAGTGGATGGCAAACCGCAGTAACGGCAGCGAAGAAGTTTTGGCTGAAGCATCGCAGAAGTTTTACTCTTCCGGCTCTTGTCAGCAATCCTTTCAGTTTTCTTTGGAGGGTGGAGAAACCTATGCTGTAACATGGGATGGAGAAAAGCATATCTGCAAATGCAATTACATTGCTGTTGAGGATTTCCAGTTCCCATATATCGGCAATCTTTCCCTCGTTGAAGATGAATACCAGGACACCGGAGAACCTTTCTGTCTGCTGAATTATGCCATTTTCTATATCAATCTTGGTACGATGATGTTCGCACAGCCTTCCGAGAGCGAGACTTACCATACCGTAGGCGTTTATCGTGAAGGAAATATTCGCAACCGGATTCCCTTTGAGTTCCTGCCCAACAGCTATACATTTCCATCTGACCTCTCCTATAGCGGTGTCGATGATGACCAATTGAACACCGCGTACTTCCACCTTCAGATGGGAGGCAAGGTGAATGCCTATTACCAAGGGGATCTGTACCGTGTGTTGGCAATCGACCTGGACCTGTTCGATGGTTGGTACAACAGCATGGTTCTGGCGGGTGATTCCGCCATCCGTATTTGGCATAAGCGCAAAGGGTGGTTTCACTATGAGCCTCGGAGGTTCACGCTCTGTACGGGTGATTATGACGAATCAGACCGATATGGGAAAAAGTTTGAAATAACCGTTACTCCGGAAGGTGTCCTGCAGACCACGGATATTACCGGATACACCGCAGAATAAATGGAGGAAAAATCTATGATTGAAAAAGTAAATCCGTGCCACCCGGATAAGGTGGCAGACAGAATTGCCGGAGCCGTGGTTGACCTGGCTTACGCAATTGACGAAAATCCCAAGGTGGCTGTGGAGGTTCTCATTGGCCACGGTGTATGCCATGTTATCGTGGAAACAACTGCTACTCTGAACAAGGCAGACATCATTGACGCAATCCACCGCATTGCCGGGAAACTGGACACCGATGTGGTCATCGTTCCCCAGGATGCCCATTTGACCGAGAACCAGGCGGACGGCGTTCGCTGCGGTGACAACGGCATCTTTAAGGGTATGCCTCTGACAGGCGAACAGAAGGAACTTGCCAGAATCGCCCGTGAGATTTATGCCGAGTATCCCTTTGACGGCAAGTACATCAAGGACGGCAGCCGCCTCATCATCTGCCAGAGCAACGCTCCCGCCGCGGAACTCAAGGAACGATACACAGGCTCTGAGGTCAATCCTCTCGGTGACTGGACCGGCGGTACCGATGTTGACACTGGCGCTACCAATCGCAAGTTGGGCAGTGATATGGCAGACAGCGTCACAGGCGGTGGACTCCACGGCAAAGACCTCTCCAAGGCGGATGTTTCCGTTAATATTTATGCCTTCCTCAAGGCACAGGAGTGCGGTTTCCCTGTGGAACTGTGCTGCGCCATCGGTGATGAAGTCATTGATGATATTCCTTATGCACAGGTTGTTGCCATTGCCAGAGAATATATCGACTCCATCGGCGGCTTTGAAAAATTCGCTGAATGGGGGTTGTACTAATGGTAATTGAGAGAAAAAACACGGCAGATTTACTTCCTGCTGACTATAACCCTCGCAAGGATCTGAAACCCGGTGATGCGGAATACGAAAAGCTGAAACGCTCCATTGAGCAGTTCGGCTATGTAGAACCCGTCATCTGGAATAAGACCACGGGCAGAGTTGTAGGCGGTCATCAGCGCCTTAAGGTTCTCATCGATATGGGCATTACCGAAGTGGAATGCGTTGTGGTGGAAATGGACGAGTCCAAGGAAAAGGCTCTGAACGTTGCCCTCAACAAAATCAGCGGTGATTGGGATAAGGATAAGCTGGCTCTGCTCATTGCAGATTTGCAGGGTGAGGATTTTGATGTGTCCCTTACCGGCTTTGAGCCTGCCGAAATTGATGCTCTGTTCAAGGACACCATTAAGGACGGCATCAAAGATGACGATTTCGATGTGGAGGCTGAACTGAAGAACCCCGCCATCACCAAGCCTGGTGACGTGTGGACCCTCGGCCGCCACCGTCTCATCTGCGGTGACAGCACCAAAGCTGAAACCTTTGAGACCTTGATGGACGGCATCAAAGCCAACCTTGTGATTACCGACCCTCCGTACAACGTCAACTATGAAGGCTCTGCGGGTAAAATCAAGAATGACAACATGGCAGACGATGCCTTTTATAATTTCCTCCTGGCTGCATACACCCAGATGCACTCCGCAATGGCGGATGACGCATCTATTTATGTGTTCCATGCAGACACCGAGGGTCTGAACTTCCGCAGGGCTTTTGCCGATGCGGGTTTTTATTTGTCCGGCTGTTGCATTTGGAAGAAGCAGTCCCTTGTGTTGGGCCGTTCACCATACCAGTGGCAGCATGAGCCTTGCCTCTATGGTTGGAAGAAAAACGGTAAGCATCAGTGGTATACCGGACGCAAGGAAACCACCATCTGGGAGTTCGACAAGCCCAAGAAGAACGGTGATCATCCTACGATGAAACCCATTCCTCTGCTTGCGTATCCCATTATGAACTCTTCCATGAGCAACGCTGTGGTGCTTGACCCCTTCGGCGGTTCCGGTTCTACGCTTATTACCTGTGAGCAAACCGACCGCATCTGCTATACCGTGGAACTGGACGAAAAGTTCTGTGATGTTATCGTAAAACGCTACATTGAGCAGGTCGGCAGCTCCGATGGTGTTTCCGTGCAGCGTGATGGTTTGACCTACAATTACTCCGAATTGGTATAACAGAAATTCCGAAATGGAGGTACAACATGAACAATTTAACCCTGGGCAGTCTGTTTGACGGTTCGGGTGGCTTTCCTTTGGGCGGCTTGATTTCTGGTGTGACCCCTGTGTGGGCATCGGAGATCGAGCCGTTTCCTATTCGTGTCACCACCAAGCGTCTGCCTTTTATGAAACATTACGGTGACATCTCCCGGATGGATGGCGGGAAGATTGAGCCTGTGGACATCATCACCTTCGGCTCACCTTGCACCGATATGTCGGTGGCAGGCAAAAGAGCCGGTCTTGAGGGACAACAGTCCGTCCTTTTCTATCAAGCCATCCGTATCATTAAAGAAATGAGGTGTGCTACCAATGGCAAATATCCAAGATACATCGTGTGGGAAAACGTCCCCGGTGCTTTCTCCTCAAACGGAGGCGAAGACTTCAAAGCAGTCCTTGAAGCGGTTATCGGCGTTGTCGAACCGGACACCCAGGTGCCTGTTCCTGAAAAAGGCAGATGGCCCTACGCAGACTGCTATATGGGAGACGAATGGAGCGTTGCTTACAGAGTTCTTGACGCTCAATTCTGGGGAGTCCCCCAGCGAAGAAAACGCATCTACCTTGTCGCAGATTTTGCAGGTGGGAGTGCCTTCGACATACTTTTTAAGTCCGAAGGCTTGTCAGGGTATTCTGCGGAGGGCTTCCGCACGTGGCAAAGAACTGCCTGCGGTGCTGAAAGCTGCTCTGGAGCAACAGGCTTTGACGGATACAACGGAGATCTAACCGGTCCCGTATCCTCAACTCTCGGTGTGAATTGCGGTATGAGTACCGGCAGAAACGGTATTGTCCTCAATGACCAGGGCGACAACCGTATGGATGTCACCGATGAGGTCACCGCCACGCTTCGTGCGGAGGCACATCATCCACCTTGCGTTTTGGAATCCGCAGGCTTTTGCACAGAACATTCTGCTCAGAGCCGTAGCATTGGCTATAAGGAAGAAATGTCTCCGACGCTCCGTGCGGGTGTTGTTCCTGCTGCGATTGCAATCGAAAACCACCAGGCTGACAGCAGAATTAAGATCCGTGAGGACAACATCTGTCAGACCCTTACCTCCAATATGGGCATGGGCGGCAACAATGTACCTCTCGTTATGGCAGACGCTTGCAATTGGGATGGTGAGCAGGTTGCACCTACGCTTACGGCACATAATGCCGGCGGCAATCAGCGTATGCCCGATAAAAACCACTTCAACTGCGTGATTGAGGCTTACGGCATCTGTTCCAAGGACAGCAATTCCATGAAGTCTGACAATCCCCACAGCGGGATTTATAAGGCAGAGACTTCACGCACCTTGGATGCCAATGGTGGAAATCCCTCCTGCAACCAGGGTGGAACGATTGTCATTGAAGGCAACGGCACCCGGCCCTCTCACCAGGGAGATGGGTATAAGGAATCCGATGTGATGTACACCCTCAACACGGTTGACCGCCACGCAGTCTATTCCATGACCACGGGCAGCTTTGCACAAGTATCCGAGGACATGGCACCCACGGTACTTGCCAGGGATTATAAAGACCCCACAGCCGTTTGCTACGGCATCGGTAGGGACACTTTCAACCAGGGCAAGAATGCCAAGTTCGCGCCCACATTCGTGGAGGAACTTCAGCCCACTCTCGTTGCCAAAGGCCCCGGCGCTATTCAAAGCGGTTACACCGTCCGCAGGCTAACTCCCACCGAATGTGCAAGACTGCAGGGATTCCCGGACTGGTGGTGCGATGATCTGGGCATTGAGCCTACCACGGATGACCTCCGCTATTGGTACGATGTCTTTGAGACTCACCGCAGAATCGTGGGCAATTCCACGAAGCCCAAGTCTCTGAAGCAGATTGCCAAGTGGCTGCGTGATCCCCATTCGGATGCCGCCGAGTATAAGATGTGGGGTAACGGAGTGGCTCTGCCGTGCGTGGTTTTCGTACTGTCCGGCATCGTGT